ATCATGAACGGAACGAAACCATATGTTAGATACCAGTCAGCACCTGAGTACATCTGTACAGATAGGTCAGAGTGAGAGAAGTAGTTAGCAGCAATGCGTGTACGCTTGTCAGCAAAGTTGCGTGCTTTATCGCTAACAGAGTTAGCAGCAGAACAGTTGATTGCTGGCAGTGGAGCCATGACCTCAGAAAGGTCACGGGCTACTACGTCAATAAAGTTTGCAACTACGTTAGCATCTACACCTTCTGGAAAAAATTCAGGGTATACAGATGCAATCTGTCCTTTACGAACAGCAAGAACGCTTAGGTTACGAGCATCACGTTCGTGATTACGGTAGCGCAACGCTTCAACGCGTGCTGCTACTTGTTCCATCGATAATGCCATTATTTTCCTAACGATTGATTAAGGTTGTTTACTTTTGCTCCGCCACTGCCTTTTATGCCAGCAGTAGTACGTGCCTTTTTTAGTTTTTCTTGTTTATTGTGAACATCAAGTTGCTTTTTAACTAAGCGTCCACCTACTACGCTTATAGTTCCAGCAATTAATGCTGCTGCTATTGGTACTGGCATATTATTTTCCTAACGATTGATTAAGGTTTGCCAACAGTGCGACGAATGATTGCTTCGCCGCGTGCTAATGTACGCTTGCGGTCTGCAGTTCTACGTGCTTGCATTTGCTTTCTTTCTGTAGCAGATAACTTTACTGCGCCTTTAGGTAAAGTAAAAAGAGTATCTGATGGTAGTTTGTTAAATGCTACATTCTGCTTAGGTGTCATTGGAAGTTGATACACCTTGCTATTTTTTCTATAACTACTTGGTCCTTCTACCTTAACTTTTCTAGCAACTGTTTTTTTTGCTGCAGTCTTTTTTGCCGTAGCCATAATTACTTACGCTTCTTTGGCATGTCAGTATAAGTAGCCATATATTTCTTTGGGGTGTACTTCTCAATAACTGTTGACTTCTGTGAAGTTGTTCCCTTTTTTCCAGTTTTTAAGGCTGTGAATACTTCCCCAATTTGATTTCTAAGGTTCTTTGTATCGCCTTCATCTTGCATCTTACCAAAATTAAATTCAGCGCGTTTTGCGTTAATACCGCTTTGTCTGTTCTTATAGACAGTACCAATAGCCGTAGGAACATCGCGCACTTCACGTGCTACGTTTCCTACATAATTAGTAAAAGAAGTTGCTGCCTTGTAAAGTGGATTTACGTTACTTGAGCCTTTACCGCCAGTATTGATACCAGCAGAATTTCTTGTTTTTGCCATTTTAATTTCCTTTTCTAGTTAATTAAAAATTACTTACCCATTGGGCGATATAGTTTATTTACAGTCTTAGTTGTTGTTTTCACACCACCTGCTGAACGAGGAAGGTTTGACGGTGATGGAGATTTTGGTCGTGAGTTTCGATTCTTTGACAAATCATCTGGCGATGGTGAATTTGGCGTAAAGCCTCCACCTTCGTATCGACCCTGTGCTGCATTGTACTTCTTGCTTTCGCGGTTTCCAATAGCGGCAGCACGTGCTAATGTACGCTTAGTATCAGCCATTTGTCTGTTTGCTAATGCTCTTGCGGCTGGTGGAAGGTCTTTTCTTTCTAATTTAAATTTAAGTTCAAAATATCTACCTCTTATATCATCTATCTTCTTTAATACACGCACAGAAGTATGACTTCTTTGGTATCCATTTGTTGCCATTTTAATTTCCCTATCCGTATGTGTGTGACCATTGCTCTGCAAAGGCCTCGTCTAAATTGACTGCTTGTCTTTTTGATGCTTGTGATTGAGTTGTCCATCTGTTCTGCATCCACTTAGATGCATTACTACTTTGTTGCATCATCTCGCGTATACGGATAATAGCGAACCAAAGAGCCATTACGCAGTCTGTGGGGTTTTTGGTGTCTGGCTTCCAAGTAATTAGTTCCTGTACTAGAGTCTTAAGACCCTCAGAACCCTCATTGCTTGGTAGTTCTATGATGTTGTTGTCCTGGAATCTACCATCGCGGGTATTACCAAACAACATAGACATAGACGCTACACCAAAAGACGTGTCCCATTTATTCTTGCCAGTAAAGTGTGAATTCAGTTGACATCCATAAGATGCTAGGTAACTTCGTAAATCATCATCTAAGGCATACGCCTTCTGGTGTGCGTTAATTTCAATGCGCAGTTCCTGTGGACGGTACTTCTCAACCCATTCCTCAATCAAAGATTGAATCTTTGCAGGACTTGGGTCAGTCATGTTGATACAGTCCAGGACGTAGATACGTCCATCTGCTCGGTTATATGTAACAGCAACCGCTGCTGTAGCACCTGCCATAGCAGGGTCAAGACCAATGATGGTATAACCCTCAATATGCTGGGGGTGTCCAGGGGTGTTAGGCTTTAGAGGTCCTCGTTTACGCATTCCGTTGACGGAACCTGCGATACAGGTAGGCGAGAAGATTGAGTCTTCTTGGACATCTTCTTGCTGGTAGACCATAGCCCATACAGACGGAGCGACCTCAGAGCGACGCTTAAAGAGCGAGGGTCCATCCCATTTCGGATAAAGTCCGTTGTCAAGTTGTTCATCCAAATCGTTTTCTTGTTGGTCAGTTTCAGGCCAAAGTGTTTTCCAGTTAGCAGGTTTATCGTCAAACTGTAGTACGGCTGGCATAGCACAGTATGTAAAGGGGCTTTTGCCACCTGTCCACTGTGAACCATCGCGAATCATCTTGTAGAGGTCTACAGAGGATACTCGGGTACCTACAATAATAAGTTTACCATGTCTACCTAGACGGGTGATAACTTCCTTTTGCAGCCATTCAATCTGCTTTTCCCACTCATGGGCGTTGGAACCCATCACTACGTCATCGAGGATAATCAGGTCGGCACGTGCTCCGTAAATCTGTGACCCAAAGCCTAATGCTTGAACGGTTGGGTCTTTCTCGCCAGAGTCTCTTCCTGTTCCCAGGTAAATCATATCAGCAGACCACTGTGTAGCATCTGCCTTATATCCACCGTTAGGGCCAAAGGCCGTTTGTAGTTTCATGTAGCCAGGTCCGCCTAGGAACTTGCGAGCCATACCTTGAGTCTTAGAGACAATGATTACTCTAGTGTTGGGTTTGGTCACAATCTGGTGTGTCACATAGTTAGTCGTGATTGTGGTTGACTTGGCGTGCTCAGGTGGCACGTTAATCAAGACACGGTTAGGGTCTCCTGCCTCGTAGGTTATACCCGAAGGTAGCCAACGAGGTACATTACCCTCAATAAGGTCAATCCAGTTTAACTGGTGATTAAATAGTTTAGAGCCTAGGAAAGTCTCTGAGAACTCATGGAAAGGCATGTCCTTTATCTCGGCTAAGTCAGCCTTGATACCTTTGCCTGCAAGGCGTGCTTTGTCCGCTTTGTCTTTAAAGTCCGCATCTACCATAGACCACTGACGAAAGGCGGTATCTTGCCTGTCAACGGCTGCCATAGCAGCGGTGACGGTAGCGCCTTGTTCTAGAAGAGCCAGTACTTTAGCCTGGGCATCTTCCTTGGTATAGGTCTGTTTTCCTGCTTTGCGTCCCATATAACGTCCTGTCCTATAACGCCGATTTAACGTACCCTATAAACGGCATAAGGGGGGCATTTTGATAAAAAAAATTTAAAATTATATATATAGGAGGAGCGGAGTCTTAAACACGGAGCGACTCCGTAGATATTTATCTATATACTATAGAAGACCCGTTCAAACGGGTCTTTTCCGAGTGGGTTGGGAAAGTATTTTCCCGAACCCCTTTATCTTAAGCGTACGATGTGACGTACGTCACACATCTCCGAGGAGTACTTAGGGTACTCTGAGGGGGGATTAAATATAACAGAAAATAATTATGGGAGTATATATATACATACAGACCCGTTTTTAATAAACCTCGGGTCAAAGATAGCGCTTGCAGCGCTTTATTCTGCATTATTTATGCGTGAATGATTGAATGAATGAGTAACTATCCACCAAAGAATAAATAGATTATTTCCCCCCGATAATAAATAAATAAATAAAGCGCACAATAAATAAATAAATGGCGCATAGATAAATGGTTGAACATTCAATCA